AGGCAGAACTTGCGTCAACAGATGTTCTCAGCTGAGCTCGACCTGTGTAATTACTCAAGTCTAAAGCTGATCCTGATTGCTTAATAACCAGGTCCAACGCAAAGTCGGAGCCTTGGTCGATTACTAAGTTATATGTTCCTGCACTCATTTATATTTCTCCATGCTGAAATTATATCTCAAAGGACATAAATAGTCAAGTTTTATTTTTGAGGTGGTTATAGTTATGCCAGATAACCAAGTGTAACACGATTAATTCCCGCTGAGCTGCTAGTAGTCTCACGAACTATGATTCTTGAGTTCGCTCCGTCTATAGTAATATTTGCATTAGGCCATTGGTTACCGTTAGTGACATAGCCTGCAGAACCTGGATCATAAGTTCTTTGCCCTGAGCTGTTAATAAATCCGCCTCCCATCAGGTTAGAACCTACAACTCTCCACCCTGTAGCGGAGCCACCTGATCCTATAGTACCTCCAGTTATTGATCCATTAAAAACTGCATTACCGCTGGTATCTATCCTAAAGTTTTTTGTTGCTATTGCTCCATTAGTTAGATTAAAATAAGAATACCCAGTTCCGCCAGAGCCTGATGCAAAAGCGGATCCGTCATTAGTACTTGTGCTTGTTCCTGCAGATCTAAGAATACCGGTCGTAATGCTGGCTCCATCTATTGTGGTTAGGTCGTTACCGTTCAGTTGTAGGAGATTTGTACCACTATTAAACGTTACTACTCCAGTGAACGAGGTATGTGTAACTGCTGCAGTAACAGTTACTGAAATAGTACTAGTACTAGAAGTTTCCGTACCATAGTAGCGTGCAGCATAATAGTCATAGCTTCCAGCAACGTCAACCGTATGCGCAGCATTTTGCCATCCAGAGGAGATCTGGCTGCCACTTGAATTATATAAGTGAGTTAAACCGCCTTGTGATACGTTATATGTTCCGGTTCCGGCATTTGGGAAGGGGTTGCTTGCCCCAGAAGAAACACGAAAGTATATATATCCTTGTGTCGTTTTCTTGCCGTCAGCCCCTACCCCGCTTGGCCCTGCTTTATTTTTAAATAATGTTTGTCTAGCCTGTACAGTATTACTAACACCATTTACATCTTTGTATGCTATCGTAATAAGAATGACTTCGGTATCAGCCATTGTAGTATAGCTATGATCATCAAGAGTTACACTATAGCTAGTCGCATTACTAAATCCTCCGTACTGCCAATTAGAACTATTAGTAGAGGCTACTCCGGTAACATACCACGAGTTATCTGCGTAAGGAGAGCTGGCATCATAAGCTACTTGTGTCCCGTTAGCATAAAATGCAATAGTAGTACCACTACCAGAGTAGCCACCTGATGCCACAGTACCACTATTATCCGCTGAAATACCATGGGTTGGGTTACCAAGAGATATATGGAAGCCGCCTTGTCCTGCTAGCAAATATATCAAAGTATTGGAATCTGTAGCTTTAACGTCACTAGTTGCCGGCCAGCCGGAAGTCTTTTTCTCTGCTACATCGACCTCTATTATCTCTGAATGTGCCTTTACACCAGAGGTCGGAGGAGTATAGGTGGCGGTATAATTATCTTGCGCTAAAAAGTAATTTGTACTTGAGCTACCAGTTAACCAATTAACTGTTCCATCTGCCTCTTTTCTTTTAATTCGAACAAGGGGCTCAGTAAAGTTTCGAGGAGCTGCTGTAAAGGTAATGGGATTAGAAGCACTACTATTTTCTGCCCCACTAGCACTAGTATACTCTAGGAGAGTTCCCCTGCCTGTATAGGTTATAGTCCAGTCAGTGGAGGTTAAGTCTACGGTTTTTCCTTCTGTACCTATAGAGCCATCTTTGACTTTTATAATACTGAAAGTTTTAGTAAGTTGTTTGTTTGTATTACTAGCATCTTCTCGTTCTCTAACCACTACAGTAAAATCTAAAGAAGTTGCACTATATGCTAAAGTACTACTATTATGAATTGTTAAGGTTCTAGTATTATTAGTGACATTAACAAATCCAGTATCTGGACTTGCGCTTACTTGACTAAATCCGTTTCCTGTGACTTGTACTTGAGGGTGTCTATAGCCTACACAGTCTATGTCTAGTGTAAGACTAGAAAAAGTTGTGACTTGATCAATAGTGGTAGGATCGGTATCATCGGGCTCATAGTTAATAACATTTATATTACTACTAAGCAGTAAGGATCGACCAAAACTTTCTAAATCTTCTTGTATTATAAGAAGTGAGTTACCTCCTAAAGAGTTGCCCATACCATATAGCCCGGAGTTACCGTCTGAGTCATTAAGTCCTCCGTGGTAGGATACTCCACAAACTAGAAAATCGTTCACATAGTCAATATCTAATTGTTGTTTGGAAATTGCTTGACCAGTAGCATCGCTCGTATTCCAAGGCCTATCTAACCATAGAACGGTATTACTCTCTACCCAAGCTACTTTACCTGCAAAAGATGCTCCAATTTTAATAGTTTCTGGAACTTTTAAACTACTAAACCCGCTTCCCACCACTTTTCTTGAGTTTCGATATACTGAACAAGTACCTAAACTAGTCCATATACTGCTAGCATTATTTACAAATCTTGTACCGTCATACCAATATCCAATTCTCTCTTGAAAAGTAGTAGTATCATCTTTAAAAAGGACTAATTTTAATGCGTTTGCATTCGGACTAGCAGCGTCTACTGCGCTGTAATCAAAAAATACAAAACTCCAATCTCCTTGGTTTGCGCCTGTTTCATTATTTTGTTGAGGCCAGTTAGTATGTGCAAGAGGTGTACAATCTAGAGACCAAGAGTCATCATCCGCAGTAGTATTTCGTTTAGCATCTTCAGGCTCTCCAGTAAGTGGAAGAACAACGTAAGAGTCGCTAGTGAACTTTAAGGTGCCTTTATCGGAACCTAGTTTTACCATTTCTACATTTGCACTACTATAAGCCCCTTTTATAAGTCCCCACTGCCTCGGGTGCGTGCCCCCAAAAATATCCTCTATTTGAATGTCAGCATAAATTCGTTCGGACTGTTTATCCTTACGGCTAATTGAACGAATACCTATAGTATGCAACCCGTCTGGAATATTATTAAACCTAAAAGCGGTTCTACCTGGATTGAGTCTAATGACTGGGTCCCATCCGGTATCCCCACCAAACGTATGAGTAAGCTCATATCCTGCTAAATGCTCATAGGTTGTAGAAACTCCAGAAGTTCCTGCAGCATCTGGCGGATCCCATGAAACAATAATTTCTTCTCCAGGCCTGTTATATAATGGATCTCTGAGAACCCGTAGTGCTTTTGGTGGAGGAACTTCAACAGTTCCTTCTGGAGGGAATACAGGATCAGGAGTATCTAAAAGAAATTCACTATCTACTGCATCAAACTTTGCAGGGCTATACTGTACTGCTGTAATATCAAATTTACCGTTATCTTCTTCAGCAATACTAACTATTTTATACTCACTATAGGAGGCTTCTGTAGCAAGAGTAGAACCGCTTACAATTTGTTTTATAGCCCAAATTGCTCCAGTTGCTGGAGTTTCAGAAAAAGCCGCACCAATAGGAATAGTATTACGACCCTCAGAAGTAGTTGTACTTCCAGTTGTTAAAGTTCGTTCCTCAACTACGGTTTCATTCTGATATTGTAGTTGTAATAAATTTCCGCTGGTATCTACTGCACTTTCAACATTTTTCTGGGTAGTATCTTCACTAGCATTTAGGAGAGTAGTTACTGATCCTCCTACTGTTGCTTGTGTGATCTGATCTCCGCGAATATAATTAACATTTCCTCCTGAGGTAGCAATAGTGGCTGAATCCTGTTGTAAAAGTACTGCTCGTTTAGGAATAATTACACCAATGGTATAAGTATAGCCACCAGAAAAGTCACTAGCAATATCCCTATCAATAGTTATGGCTGAATTGGTACAACTATGTACTCGTCCGCCGAAAGCTATTTGGAAATCGGATTCATCCTGAATATTTACAATATCTCCAGGTATTAAAAATGCTGCATTCATGGATGTTGAAAATGATACAAGTTCTGTCTGATTAATCGATGTCCATAGTTTCCATCTACCGTATCTCCTTGCTTGCCCCTCAGAGGTACATCCAAAAGCCATAGCTTTTTCAGTTTTTATAGTACCTGTTTTTATTTGGTTCTCTCGATCTTCAACTAGTAAAGGTTCTAGCTTATAATCTGCTTCTGGGTTATTCCAACTTACAATGATTCTATTTACTCGTGTTTTTTCTCCTGTACTTTGATAGTCAAACCTACCATCTTCAACATTAGCTTGAGTAAAAGTATAGATAGGCTCTTTTTTCTCATCTATTACTGGGAAAAACTTAGAGTCCGTCCAATATAAAATGCCCCGAAAAATAGTTGCCATATCTTTTAATACTTTATAACAATCAGTAGCTTTTGTTAAATAGATATTTGCTCTAAAACGTGGCTCATCTCCACCCTTCCCATTAGGAACTAACTCATCACAATATTTTGAAATTTTATATAAGGCATACTTATCTATATCACTTGTTTTTAGGTAAGAACCTAAACCATACCGATTATTTGTTAAAATATCATAAAATACCCATGCTGGATTATCTGTATAAACTTTCTCTGCTCTAAAATTCCCATCCCAGAACTGGTTTGTACTTTCTACAGCACCTGTACTTACATTTCTTTTGTACAATGAGGCTACACCATCATTCTCTTCCCTTGTAATATAATTGGAAGGAACTAGAACTTTCATTCCTTGACACTCATACGTACGTGTTGGTACACTCTGAAAAGCTTTAGTACTAAAACTTACATTCGCATATGCAGTGTAGGGAAAATTAAGTTTTTCTTTTATAATACCTATAGCTGATTGAATATTTGAAGTTCCAACAATTTTATGGTCTGTTTTTCCTGTATATCCAAACCCTGGATATTGAGGAACACCTGCAGGATCACCATCATTATAATCGCTTTTGGTCATTCTAGTTATACGAATTTTAAACCCATTAAAAGGTTGGTACTGCTCAAGATTAATTCGCATCTCAAAGGATACAGAGTTTAAATACTGCCCTCCGTGCCCCCAAACATCTACACCTCCAGCTTTTTGTCCGCCCACAAGAGTTTGATAGGCATCTCCACCGCCGCCGCCTCTATCGACATGCAAGTCTATCCTATAAGCTGCTCCTGCGTTTAATTTTTTACCCTTCTTCTCGTCTTGCCCATACAACCCGCCTGGGTATATTAAAAGAATTTTTACTTCGTCAATAAGACTTGCTTGAGCTCCTGAAGCAGTAATAACTTTACCACTATCCCCTTGTTCTAAATTACCTCCAGGAATTGTTAATGCTACAGCAGAGACTCCTGTACCTTCTATAGTTGGAAGGGGTTCTTGGTCAAGAGTACCTGGATTAAAATGAAAACCTGCACCATCATATTTAGCATTTTTCTCCCCTGTATTAGCAGAGGTGTCCCCTGTAGATGTATTTACTAAAGATGTTGTGATTCCGAATGGGTAAGTAGTTCCAGGACTAGAACCTCCTAGAGGAGAGGCATTTGCCAAAGTAATAGTGGGGCCAGAAATGGAAGCAATTTCTAAAAATAAATCTAAAGTGAGCACGTGAGCCGCATTAGTAGTTTGATCATTATCGGACCAAAGTAATGTAGTGCCCATAGTACCTCTAAAAGTAAAAGTGCTAGTAGACTGCCCATCAGAAGATATACCTGATAGAACCCCTTTAATAGTATGCCCACTAGCTAATTTTAAATTACCCATAACGGTACCGTGGGTAATTTTCCATGATGAATTATTATAGGATAGAGTCGTAGCCGGATGGTTCCATTCATCCTGAAACGTATCACCAGAAGTTCTAGTTAAAGTGGTCTTCCCTCCCAGGGGGATACTAAATCTTCCGGTAGCACTTATTTGTGAAACTGCTCCTGCAGTAACATTTATAGTATAAGCATCTTCAACAAGTAAGTATTTTTTCCCTTCAACACCTGCTTTTACATTGAAGGTATTTCCTTTTAAAGATACTGGCGCACTTGTAGATCCTGTGGTTAAAGTTACCTCAACACCTTCTGGAGAGGAGTAAGCAGTCTGATCAGCAGTCATTAATTGATCATTGTTTACAAAAACGCTAGCTCCACCTTCCACTAAGCCAGCGATGGGACCTTCTGAGATAATATCAGTTATTACAATATTTTGTTCTGTGTTGCCAGATTTTGATGATAATATATCATTTTTCTGGTCTTGCATACGTCTATCTAATTGTGAAAATATACTTGGCATAATTTATCTCTGTACTGTGGTGGTAGAACCTGAAGTGGTTTCTGGGGCTCCTGAGCCTCCGCGACGAGATATATAAGGACTATTCACGCCCATATTAACACCCGCCATTTCAAACCCTACGGGCTGTCCTGGAACTCGTAATTTTCCATATAATACCGGTACTGGGTCACCTTCAACTATATTTTGTGCAGAACCGTTAAATAAATAACTAGACTCCCCATCTTTATCTGTGGAAGGGTCTGGGGCAAACATCTCCATAATTCCGGCCATTGCTAAACTTGTTGCTACTCCAAGAGCTACTAAAGCTGCGAATCCTTTCGCTACTGCAGCGAAGCTAGTAGCAGTGGACATCCCTTGAATAAATCCAAAGCCGCCCATTTTGAAAGTTATATAGACTATTATAACTGCCTTTATAATTTTTCCAATTCCTTTTGATCCCGCTGGTACTGGAGTAATAGTTATATCGCCTTCGTTGAAGGGCATTAGTAACTCTTCGTTATAATCAATTTGATTCCCTGCAATATCAATAGTAAACCCAATCTCGTTATTTGCACACTCAACAAGATAAGATTTAAAACTAGAATCATTAGCATCAAGACAGGCGAAAACGTCCTTAATAGTTGGTGCATTCATAGAAAAACCGGTTCCAAACTTATGTCCCATTTCTCCTTCTAAATAAATATTACGCATCATAACGGTAAGCCTTTACTAAATACTTGTGCCAAGTAGGGAATAAACTTTCTCTACAAGATAATCTATTAACAGCATGGTGATAAAAACACTCATTTCCAATATATACTCCACAATGGTTTCCAATGTTATCTAATACGTTAAAAATTAAAACATCATTTATTTTTAAGTCACTTAAAGGAACTGGTTTATGGCTCCATTCAGAAATAATTTCATCCGTAAAATAATCTAAATCTTTTTCCCACCAATCATCTTCAAACAAAGCTCTAGGAGGGATATGTATTTTTTGAGTT